CACATCCGCGAAATACTTTTTGCTTCTGTGGGCTTTAAGCCAGCCGCGGGAGCGCCCATACTCAAACCAGGCTTTCTGCTCAGGCGTCATTTTCTTCCTCCTTGGTAGGGGTCCAATCACGACAGCAGTTTTTTAGATCGCTTATGATTCCGTGGGTGTAGCAAAAATAATCACCTTCGTTCATTTCACAGTTTGCACACGATTTTTTGAATGGGAACCTCCTTTCAAACACAATTTTTACCTGCCCTGCCTTCGCCAAGTCATGCACACGGTCAATCCCCGCACAATCCAGCGTCCTGTCGTCAATCCCCATGGCCTTGCAGGCTCCGTCCAGGTACGCTTTGCAGCGGGCAAGGCAGTTGTCCGCGTCCGGCTTGTTGCCCTTGAAGTACCAGATCACCCGGTAATGCGTCGGCTGCATCTTGTGGCCCTTCAGGGCTTCCTGCGTCACGGCACCGGCCATTGTTCGGGCGCGGCGCTTGGCAGACGTCTTCTTGTAGCCGGCCACAATGGCCCCCCTCTGCGTGAGAGGGGCCTTGGCGTTGGGCGACAGGCAGCGCGGCGTATGGGGCAAGGTAATGGTCAGCGTGGTCATCATGCCGCACCTCCCCCTATCTCCTTCACGGAGCCATCAGAGACTTTCACTTCTGCGCACCCTGCAAGCGTCTTCCGCAGCCAATCCTTGGACTCGGCTACCTTGGCGCCAGCATCCGCGGCCTTCCGCACGGAATGCACCAGCTTATCCAGGTCGGTAATCCCCACCTTGCAGCAGGACGTGAACGCCGGTGCCGTGATGCCATCGGGGAACAAACCGTTGAGGATTTGAAAGGCCGCCGCGGCATCCGTGATCGTAAACGCCTTCTTGCCGGGGGCCAGAACCAGCCCGGGAATATCCACTTCGGCTTTCAGATCCGCCTTCACTTTACCTTCCACGGAAGCCGCCCACTTCTTCGCCAGCTTGGCGAGGTCATAAGCTTCCCGACGCTTTTCGGGGGTCCACTGCTCCCAGGCAGCCGTTAAATCCCCGGACGTGACGTTCACCAGGGCCAGAGACACTGCCGGGCAGGAAGACTGGGCCCGGCAATACCGGCAAGCCTTCTCGCTGGGTTTCAGCGGAGCGTGTTCGTCCTGCGCCAGCTTGATGCAGGTTTGGAAAAACGCCCGTGCCTGCTCCACGCTCTCGCGAGTGTACCGGCACACGGCAGGTTCCTTCCGGCTCGCATAAGGCTGCAAAATGCAAACAAACACCTCATCTATCATTTCAAATTCAGGCAACCTGTAGCCACACTTGGAATCTGCCACCAGCACGGCCAGGGCGCTCAACTGCAAATTGCACTCGGCAGCCGCCACCGGCAGGTGGCCAAACTTGTAATCAATCACCAGCGCTCTGCGGCCCCAGTAAACTACCAGATCAGGCTTCCCGGAAAACATTCCATCCTTTTCAAAATACCGCACTTCGCGCATGAACTGTTCTCTCAACAAATCCTTGCTGAAATCCGACATTTCCAGGTACTTCTCACACAGGGAAATTTCCGTCTCGCGGCACCAAGCCACGGCTTCGGCGTCCTCCGGGTCCTCCGGCATTGTCCCTTGCTCCATGTGGACATGCAGCATGGTTCCCAGGGCGGCATCATCGCTCTCTTCGTCCACCGGGCACTTCCTTTCTGCATTCCAGCTTCCGGGGCAGAGGAAAAGCCTCTGCATCCCGCTGGCGCTGGGCAGCCCCTGCCGTTCGTCCTCGATGATCTCTGTATCAAACATAAGGTCAGTAAGTCAGGGGTTAATGTTCAAAAGTGCCAAAGGAGGGCGCATCCTCCGGTACATCCAGGCCGGGAATACCGTCTTCCGGCGCCGGAGCGGTTACAGGCGGCGGGGCCTGCGTCGTCTTGGGGGCCGCCTTGGGAGCGGGAGCAGATACAGGAGTCTTCGGCAGGTCGGGTTTCCTGGCGGGCTGGTCGTCATCCGGGAACACTTCCTTCACCCGCACCATACCATCAACAATGCCGTTATAAATATTGCTTAAATCTCGCAATTCATTTACGGTCATTTCTTCAAGCTTGTGCCCCAATTTGGTTTCGAGCAGGGCGCGCGTCACTCCATAAGCTAAAAAATTAGCTTCCAGGGATCGGAGAATATCAGCCTTATCACGCTTAAATCCACTCTCCTGCGTATTTTTTACGGCTTCCAGCGCTTCATCAGTCAACCAGCCGGGAAGTACCTGCAAGATGCAGGCGCGGATGCGGCGAGAAGCCATATTGGCGCACAGTTCGTAAACATCCCGTTCGTTATCAAGGGCGACACGCAGCATTTTTCCAGTCTTTTTCCCTTTGGAATCAGTCTCATTCTTATCGCGGGTATGAGGTACAGAGAAAGCAATTTCCCGGCGAACATTGGTCTCCTTGTCAAAACAATAGGCAAGACATTCGGACACATTGCAGCCGTTTCCATCTGCTCCCTTCGGGTCCCAATGGCGGGCAACTTCCTTCCATCCGGCTTCCGCATTGCCCCATGCGCCAATCAGCGCTTCCGCCAAGCGGATGCTAGGGCCCGTCACGGTCGTATTTCCGCGGGGATAGGAATAAGTGGCGGATTGCGCCAACTTCGGTTGAGCACAAGCCTGTTTCATTCTCAAGGTCACTTCAGCTAAATCCCGCGGAAACTGCTTGGCGATCCAAATGGAAGCCAGCACGGAAGTAACGGCTGCATTGCTTGTCATGGCAGCCAGGGCTCCGCCACTGGCGGGAGCCTGAACGGCAAAAGGATTGCCTGGTGCTTGATTGGTGAGTTCGTTTGTTGTATTCGTATTCACGTTATTAGTATTCTATTGGGTTAGTTATTGATAACAGGCCGGGGACCAGTTGGCGCTGGCCCCGGCCAACTGAATCAGTCTTGGCATTCCTCGCATTCGCAGCCCGCGATTCCGAGCATGTCTGCAATGGGATTTAAGCCAGCTCTCCTGTGGGCTTCCTTAAAAGCAAGCTTCACTCCCAAAGAAATAGTTTCGGGATTGCCGGAGAAACAAATTCCGGAGGCTTCCAAGTAGCCACGAGCCGCAAGCCATTCCGTACTTTTTGCGCCGGCCATTTTCGTAACAGCTTTGCAGGTAGAAGTCCTGCTGTTCACACTTTCACCCTTCTCAATCTTGATATGCAGAATGACAGGGGTCTTACACTGAATCACAAGCTCTTCCAGGCGGTTATACGCTTCTTCAATCATATCCACGGTGACGGGTGCTTGTTCGGCTACTGGATCGCAGCAGCATGCTTCGTCTGACGTGCAGGGCCAGGGCTGCGTATTCTTTTCTTCGGTGGTATTATCCATTGTATTGGTTTTCTATTGGTTATTGCTTTCCTCGAACCTCGAGGGGCGGGACGGTTTTGCGAAGCCGTCAAAAGCTTTCGGGCAGTCGGGCGTGAATCCGGAATGCGGACTCTTCCCCGCCTGTAGTTCGTTGTTGTCCATTTCCACGATGAGCCACGCTGTACCGGCAATGAGCAAACCACAGGCACCGCCAGCAATCAGGCGGCATGTACCAATGGCCAAGGCTCGAAGTAACGCCTTCATTTGCTCATTCCTCCTTCTCCATATTCCCGCAGGAGCGCTCTTCGGAACTGCTTGCCGTGCACCTTCATCTTGCCCTGCTTGCCCCAGTACAGGACCTCAATCACATGCCCCTTGTCCTTCAACTCATGGACGGTCTTCTTGATCACATCCCGGTCGGAATCGTACAGGAGAGCAAGAGTCTTGCAGTCGTAAAATTCTGTTTCAGGGTAGGTCATAGTATTTCATTAGGTTACAGTTCGTGCCAGCCGAGTAGCTTGAGCACATCAATCAGTTCGGGTTCCAGGTCAGTCATGGTGTCCGTCAGGGTTGTCCGTCGTGGCGTGATCCCGTTCGTACTGCACCAGGGCGTTTTCGAGGGCCGCCACTGCGGTTTCGTGCTCCGCCATCAGCTTTTCAGCGTCTGCGTGGCTCACGGCTACGTCGTCCACGCGGATGCAGCGGTCTTCGGTGTCGTATTCGATAATCATTGTTAGAATTGAATGGTTCCTGGTTATCGGGTACACTCTTGTGCATGGATTGGCACCCGTTCATTCAGCAGGCTCTCAAACTGCTCGGCAGTAAAAAGCTCGCAGCCATCATCTGCGTAACCTGGGTACTTCTCCACATCGCGACTGCATGCCCTTCTCAATTCGTCCAGCTCACGGCATTCTGCCAAAAAAACATGTACATGCTGGACCTGATCGCTTTGTTTAGTACTGCCTGTCTCATTGTTTCCTCCTTCACAATGGGGTGCAGATACCTCAACCCCCATTTGAGCAAGTTCTACCTCAAAAGAACGGCAGTAAAAAAAATAAAGCGCATCCTCAAAGCTCCGGAAAGCGATGACTATAAACTTCTCATGGCTCTTCACAAAACTCCCAATACGCATCTTAACGTCTATGATCCACTTGTTAAAAACCTGCGTTCCTACTGCGTCATCTGCAGGACAGGGGATGCCCTCCTTAGTGACGATCTCGTAACTTACAGAGGCCCTTTCGACCTTACTCACTTTGCCAGGCAATACATGAATACGCATTGCAGGCATTAACTGATAAAAGGTCTCCGGATTCTCTTCTCGGAGCATCATCAGGTCTGTTCTTGTAAGAGGCCTATTCATGCCGCGGGCTTCTTGGGTTCGGGGTTCTTCTTCTGGGCTGAGGGAAGCCCGCGCCTTTTGAGAATGTCAAGGAAGGCGTCTTCCGGAGCCTTCCCGGATTCAACGCACTCTTGGATGAGTGCCTTGCTTGCCGCCTTGTCTGCGGCAATTTTTTCGATGGGGATTTTGATTTCGATCATGGCTGTAAATCGTGTTTCTGGTTTCTGTATTACGAAAAAAAATGTATCTGTCAACGATATTATTCAAAATATTTTGTATAACGCTCGCAAAAAGGACTTGCAGATTACTAAAAATCTCGTATTGTTAAGGGCATGGACGCCCTAAAGCAGGAGATTCAGGAATGGCTCAAAGTGACCGGGAAAAGCAGGAAGTGGTTAGCAGATCAGCTTTTTGTTGACAAACGAACTGTGGACGCATGGCTTTCTACTGCTGGTAAAATTCCTCCTGCCAAAGCGGAGTTGATTAAAAAGCTGATGGAGCCATTGTCTCCAGGCGTGACTGGTGAATGCCGTGGTGCCCTGGACCTTGTTCTGAAACTGGACGCTGAAACCTACGGTCAATTTGCTGCCTGGGCTGCGCAAAGCGGATTTGAACCTACGGCGGACGGTATTGCCAAATGGGCGGTGCAGGTGGCTCACATGGCAGGGGAACAGGGCTCCCGGTCTCCGCGCAAAACACAGGACGCAGACTAAGGCTCTTTCATAGCCAGGTATGTGGTGGTGTTGGGTTGTTATCTTCATAACTTGGTTTTTTATTGGATTGCGAAAACATTTTTTCTCTCATATCTAACAAAAGTCAATAAATATTTCCCATTGGAGAAAATATCCAAGAAAAGCCTTGCCAAGATTTCCTGTATGCGAAAAATGCACGTATGGATGACCTCAAGGCTAAAATCAGGGTATTTCTGAAAGACACCCGCATGACTCGGGAAGAACTGGCGCACCGCTGTGCTGTCAAAAAAGGCATGATAGACAAATGGCTGTCTACAGTCCCTATCCCCGCTGACAAGCAACGGCTGCTGGACAACCTCATTGATAGCCACTACGCCAAAGTATACAGGGAAACAGACGTCCATATCAGAGTATCTAATGAGCGTTACCGGCTTATCCAGATTGAGGCGGCCAGACGGGGTCTGACGACAGAGGAATGGCTTGATGCTACGCTGCATCTTCACACGACTATGCCGTACCGTAGGCAATAGTTTTCCACTATTAAAAAGTCCGCTATGGTGGTTGTTTGTTTTCACATTTTCTCAGAGTTGGTGAACTCAAAGTAATAAAAAGATGACTTCTAATCAAGAGGGAAAGTTGTTTTTTATTACCTTTCCCCATAATAGATTGACATTTAGTCATAAAAATATTACTCTTGTTTCATATGAAGCAAGACCTCGCAGAAGTGAAAAGCTGGCTCAAGTCCCAAAAAAAACATTACTCATGGCTTGCCGAACAATGCCACGTTTCAGAAGGGGCGGTCAAAAACTGGTTTTCTAAGGGACACATTCCCACAGCTAAGTTCCTTTTCATTCAACGCCTAATGAATGAAGTAAGTGGGAGAAACCCTATTTCAGGTATCACAATTGATTTCACGGATGAAGAATGGGAAGCTATTTCTAAGATACTGGCTTCCAGTAAGCAAACCTTCATCCAGTTTGTTAATCAGGCTCTTGCAAACGCCGCTCAGGAGTATTTCCAAAACGCAATCAAAGAAAAAGTGGTCTCCCTTAAGCAGTTTTCCCCGGTTGATTCATTGCCAGCTGTGGCCACCATAAATAACCAAAGTTACTCTCTGAACGTGATTGGCAATATCGCCGCCGGCGGCCTACAGGCAGGAGACACTGTTCCCTATGCTATCAAATCAACGCGGCCGCTTGGTAAAAATGAATACATACTGCGAGTAGAAGGCAAGAGTATGGAACCGATCATCATGGACGGCTCCCTGGTTGTAATGCGTAAGCACACTATACCGCCCATCCCCAAGGTCGGAACCATTGTCGAATATTATGATGAACGGGGAGTCACTCTCAAAAAGCTGGTCCGGAAAAAGAATCCGGAAACAGGGAAGCTGGAGTACACCCTGCACCCACTCAATCCGGAGTTTGGCGACATCGAGCCGATGGACGGCGGGAAGATATCCGGCGTGTACGTGGAGACCCTCGACAAGTGGGAAAAGGCGTAAATACCGAAATAATGATAAACGTGTTGCAATTTGTATCTTTTATGGTATATTACACACCTTTACGTTAGATTGCTTCGCCCCTTGGCCTTCGGGCCAGGGGGCTTTTTTATGAAATGGCATTATTGCGCTTTCTTCAAATCTAATAGTTGTACTTGTTGCTTATAATCTTCCCATATATCAGCCAGTGCGTGATATGTTGTTTCATATTCAGGAATAGGTTTCGCCTGCATAATCCAATAGCAATAAGGATAGTCTAAAAATTTATCTCCAAGTATAACTTTAACTACAAAAACGCCTGCAACATCTCGATGCTTTTCAAAGAATTTTGTTTCATCTTTCCATAGATTGCGTGGCTTTAGAGCGTCTAAAGCTACTGCGTCAAGCATGGCTTTCTTCTTTTCATCAGTTTTAATATGATATTTTATTTCTGTAACTATTTCACGAATTGCTTTCTCCTTGAAAGTGCTTCCAAATTGGCGATATGCGCCAGACTGAATATCCAGCCATGCCTGCCCAGGGTTATTCTTCACGACACTTTTAAAATGCAACATAAGAGCTTCAGAAGGAGATTCCGTATTGTACTTTTCTTGCTTAATACGCCTCCATACATCATTAATACGTCTTTTGTGAGCATTTCGCACTTTGTTTGAAAAGTCATTCCAAACAGCACGAAAAATTTCTTTAGAGTTATTGAATATAGGAGCTTCCTTTCCTTGGCCCTTCCAATAAAGCCATGGATATTTAATGTTCTCTACTCCAAATAAAGCAGTGAATACGCCTATTCCTAAATCATATTCTTCGTCAGGCGTGGCTGGGGCCTGGTAGCCTTCCGCCTTCACCAGCCTTTTGGATTCGTCATCGGCGTCATCCCCCAGGGCCAATGCTGAAAATACCTTCAGGCGGCTTTCATCGGGCCTGAACTCCGGAAGCTTCCGAGAACTCGGCGCCTGTCCCCAATCCTGCAAGGAAGGGGAAGCGGTATTCTCCTGTAAATGGTCAAGGGAATCGGGAAGCAGGTTGGAATGCTTCGCATCCTGCGCCAGTGGGAAAAAGTCTGTCAAAGGACGATCTATTCCGTGGGATAAAGTAGTAAAAAGTATGGAAAAAGTGTAGAGCAAAGCGCGCATGGTAAACTCTACATACACCGTACACTCCTTAATATTCAATCTTATTCCGCCAACTTGAACCCAGGTTTGGATAAATTCGCCACTCCAGCCACGGACAGTAGCCAGGAGGCCACGGAATCAACCGCCTTGTTTCGGCTCCCGGTGCCCGCTCCGGCCACATAGGCGGCTGCCTTGGCATCCAGCAGAATCAATTCCGCCCAATCGGCAAACGTCATCTTCTTGTCTCCGGTGACAGTCTTCCACGTATTCCTAGCCGCCCGGTGAATCGCGGAATAATCAATCACTCCGGATGCGGTGCCCACGTAAATGCGCTGGCCAGTCGCCTGCTTGTAGCCAAACTCCACCGCCGCGCCCAGCATCGGCACGCCACCAATCATGGCAACGGGAGCCCCCAGCATGGCACCAAACCATCCTCCGTTCTTCTCCCACTCGTCCTCGTCATCCAGCAGGGCATGCCACAGGGCAATCACCGTCTGTTCGGCAACGGACATCACACCATATAGAGCAAGAGCCTGCCCCCAATTCCCGGCGCTCACATGGGACACGATCATCCCGACCTTATTCAGCACCTCGGAACTCATGAAACAGGCCATCTTCGCAAACAGGCTGGTGGAAGTCCCCAGCATGCTCTTCTGGCTTTGCGTCAGCGGCTGGGCCACCAGCTCCAGCGCCCTGGTCACGCTCTGCATGCACAAGGCGTGCATCTCTTCCTCCGTCATCGGGGAGCCGGTCCTTCTACCGGCCTCCTCCAGCTCGGCCCACTTTGCATTATACAGGGCAGCCATGGACACGGCATTGCTCCACACGTCCATCTTCTCAATAGCCCTCATGCCGGCCATGGAAAACCGAATCGCTCCGGTGTAATTCTGGTCGGAAGCATACCCCATCAACTGGCTCACCAGCTCCGCCTGCGCGTCATTGGATCTCGCCCGGAAAGCCTCCGTCTTCATCATCTCAAACACACCCATGCGTCCGGTCATGGACATCGTCTGCCCCAGATGCAGCAGGAAACTACCCATGCCCACCTCCCCGGCAAACATCCCGTGCATCAGGCCGCTTGTCTGCTTGATCATCGTCAGCACGTTCCAGGCCAGAAGAGCCACCGCCTTGGCGCTCTGGAAGCGGCTCGTCGCCTGGGCCCCGGCCAGCAGGGCACCCCCCTCCATCACTCCGGCCCCGTCGATCACGTCCAGCCAGTGCCGCAGCGAATCAATCCCGTGGCGTCCCATATGCTCCTTCAAGGACGCTGCCGCCTCCTTGTCCGCCAGGATGCCGCGCCAGCGGGAAGTAATATCCGCCGTGCAAATATAATTCTCCACCTCGGCGCTCGCTGCCTGGAACACGGCCTCGCAATCCATATTCCAGGCCAGGTGTAAATTGTGCTTCCGCCTGGGAATCAGCATCCCGTACTTCGCCCCGCCGGCCACGGCATTCGTCTGCTCCCCGAAGGACGCCTTCGTATCAAGCTTGTGGTCCGCCCGGAACACGGCCCGGAAATAATTCTCCACCGCGGGGAAGGGAACCCCCTCCCGCTCCTCATACACGCGGGCCAGCAGCTTTCCCTGCCGGTTCATCAGCTCCCGCAGACCATAGCCGAACGCCAGCCCTTCGGCGCCAACAAACTCGCGCAGGCGGGCAACCTCCGCTTCTCCAATGCCTTCATTCCGCATCGTCTCCACGTACTCGGCCTGCTCATAAAGTAAAATGGCATACATCGCCTGGGCACGGGAAACCTTCAACGTCTCTCCCTTCCTGCCCGGACGGACTACCTCCGCCTTCGCCGTAATATTCTTCCTTCTCCTGGCCCGTCCGTCTCCGGCCTTCACCAGTTCGTCCAGCTCGGCAAGCTGTCGGCGCATCTCCGGAATAAGCGCTTCCGGCACGGATGCCTTATCGTCGGAAAGCCCCCGGTCATTGTACTCCTTCTTGATCGCCCTGCGGCGCTCCTCCCTCTCTTCAAAAGACAGACCAACCCACTCGCGGGCCTCGGCGATCCTCACCGTGCGCTCCACCTTCACCAGCGGATTCAACACCACGCCGGAATCCCCGGTCTTCTTGAAATCAGAAAGAACTCTTGCCACGTCCCTGGTGCGTTGAACGCCAAAACACCGCTTGACCAGGGCCGTCACCTCCCGGTCCCGGGTATGCTTCATATTCCTCAACGCCACATTTGCTTCGGCAATCGCAGTAACCTCGGCATGCGCCAGAGCGCGCAGGGCGGGAATCTTCCTCCATCCATTCAACATCTGGGAATAGGACTGCAAGCCGTACTTCAGGTACTTGGCTACCTTCGTCTTCGTGGACGCCTTCGCATCCTCTTCCGCGTCACGCCCTCCCTGGGGCGTGGCCTGCCCAAGCCCTTCCACAATCTTCTCGGCCTTGAACTTCGTCCGCCGCCTCTCCTCGTCCAGCCTGGCGGACCAGGCTGTCCGCCCCGTCGTAATAAACAGGGCAAGGGCGCGCACGCAGGCGCGCGTCTGCTCCAGTCCCATCCCGGCCAAATGCCCGAACGTGTGCCAATCCTTCAATTCCAGCTCGGCCGCATCCCGTTCCTCTTCGGTGGACTGGTTGCTGGAAAGCACGCCCTCCAGCTCCAGCATCCGCTTCTCCTTCGCCTCCTGGTCCGTATTCATCATGGCGACTATCCCGTGCAGATGCCTGTAATCCTCCGCGCTCAACTTGCCCTTGTTAAACTTCCCGCTGGCCTTCTTCGTCGGCTGCACGGCCTTGATGCGGGCAACCATCTCCGTCCGCATCTGGTCGATGGCATACCGGTCCGCCTGTTCCAGCGTGCGGGCCAGCAGCTTGTCGATCACGGCATCCATGCGCTCGCTGGTATCGTCCATCAGCGTCTCCTTCTTCAGCTCATCGGAAAGCCATGTCTGTCCGTCCTCCAGACGGGTGGCAAGATTCTCGGCGGCTTTCATGTAGGGATAAAGGCCGAACCTGTACCCCTCCGGCAACGTCTTGTAAATGGACGCCACCACGGCCATCACCTTCCCGAAAGCCTCCGCTCCGTCGCCTGGCTTCAACTTGTTGGACGCACAAACCCGGCGCCATGTCTCCAGTGCTTTTGCCGTCTGGCTGCACAGCACCTCCAGACGGTTCTTCCGCGCTTCCCGTTCCAGCGTCACCCAAATACTCTCTTCTGTAGCAAGAGAGAAAGTTGCCTCCGGATCTGTGTAACCCTTCCACGCGCCACCCGTACTTTCATCCGCAAACTCCGTGATCTTGATGTCATTCTCGTCAAAAATCACATAGTTATACGTCTGTTGCAACTTTCCGCGGGATAGACTGTCTGCGTATTTAATCCCTTTGATTCCGGCCTCCAGCAAAGCAAGACTCGCCTCCTTTTTAGCATCCTGTTTAGTATCATCCCCTCCATCCCAGAAAGCGTCAACCAGCGCGACATAAATACCCTTGCCGCTTACATCCTCGCCACGGGCACCGGCCACATTTCTGGCATATTCAACGGCGTACCTCACCGCCTCCACCGGAGAGGAACTCAACAACTCTTCAATGTCGCGTTCCATGTACTCCCAGCCCAGCAAACTACCCTCATCAACATTCAGTTCTACTCGGTAGTTGGACGGACTGCCAGCAGCAACTTCTATTTCATCCAGATGGTCAACCAAAAACTGACAAACTACATTTTCTGCATCGTTCAGGTTTTTCGTATCGGGGTAATTTTTCGTATAATTCTCATTAACGCGTATATCCTCCCTCAATTTATCCTTAATGGCATCTATCTTCTTCTTGTCTCCTCTGGCATCAGATAAATCGCCAAGAACGGCATACACCGTATCTAGTGCACTATCCATAGCTACACGACTGATATTCTCCGGAAGTTTGATTCTATCGCGTAATCCTCGTGCCATATCATCCACGTTGGAAGCCTCCAAATCCTTGAACCTCCATGTCGCCACATCCTGCGCAAACTGGTTCATGTAGGCTTTATTTACCTCCTGATGCTCTGCAAAATACAGCCCCCATCCATACGCCTGTGCTCCCTCGCCTCTCCCCATTTCCTCCGTGGTGAACTTCCGAAAAGAATAAGGGGAGGCATGCAGGGCGGTAATGGAAAACGTCACACCCGGTTCTGTAATAACTGCATTTCCTGCTTCCAGATGCCCATCCCGGAACAGACCCTGCTCCTGCGCATTCGCGATAGAGAAAGACACAATCGCCTCACCAGGATATTCCAGTGTTTCATTGAACGGCTTTGACTCCCTGCGTTCTCCGTCCCACAGGATACGCCTCTGCACATTCCGACTCTCAATCTCACCAGCGGAACGCGCATAGCCATCAAGGCTCCCACTCTCATCCAGGCTACTCCCTCTGGCAAAGCCTTCAATATCCTGAATGGCGTGCTGAACCTCATGCAAAAGAGTGGAAAGCTGCGTCCCTATCGGCCCGATGTGGGCCAGATTGATCGCAATGGAGCGTTCTTCGGAATCATAATAACCACGGGCTGAATCCTTTCTATTCTTGTACGCCAAAATATACATCTTCCGCAAAGATGGATAAGCCTCATACAGCTCATCAAAATTCAGTACATCCTCAAGGCGCCCGCGCCATACGGGATTCTTCCTGTACCCCATTCCCTTGGACCACTCATCAAACATGCTCAAGAACGAAAAACCCTCCGGAGTCTTCAAGCTTGCCTGACTCGCATCAATCTCCGCCCGCATCTTGCCGTCGTCACGCCCTTCAAAAGCACGGTTGGTGTACTTGATCCATGTCTTGGCATTCGAACCAACCACGGAAAACGTTGCCGGAACAATGGCGCCGTCGTCAAACCGGCATTCCACTTCATTCACGTTGACAACCTTGGCCCCTTGTGGTAAGGAAGAAACATCTCCCCCGCCAGCGGATTGGGACGGCAGAGCGGCCTTGCTTGCTGATCCTGGACCTAGGCGCGCGGTGCCGCTATTCGCGTTTGCAGGTTGTCGCTCTGCAAGGGGGAGCTTCTTTCCGAGTGGCTTCTTGCCCTGCCGCACTGGATAAGCCGAGACAATGGAATAAAACCCGTCCTTCCGGTCCAATTGCAGTAGCATCCATGAAGAAGGCTGCCTGCCCTTGACCAGTAGCTCACGACCGGGCGCCACCTCGTAAAGCTCGCTCACATTCGTCAGAATGGAACTGATATAGCGTTCCGGGGAACGGTCTTGCCAGAAAGAAAACCCGCGGGAAGCCAGGATATGGGTCAGTCCATAACCGCGGTGTTCCCCAACATCGGACCCCACCAGCAGCCGCACCGGCATGGCGGGCTGCCCCTTACGACGCGGAACCACAAACCAATCAGGACTTCCGTCTTCCCGGGTGACGAACGTCTCCGGCCCCAGGACAGATCCGGAACTGTCCATGGCAACCACGGAAAACGTCGCCCCGGAAACGGGCACATGCTCGAACGGATTCACTTCACTCGTGCCGTCCCAGGCAAGGGCGCGGTCATGAAGGCGCAGCGCCGGGTCATGGGATTGCCATGCCCCCTTGGCTCTTTCCAAATCATGAATGGCCGCATTCAAGTCTGCGTCCGTCTCCAGACGGATGCCCATCCTGCCCGCCAAATCCTTCCGCCGGCTGATTCCTCTGGACTTCTTCAGGAGGGACAGGCGTTCGGTAATCAGGGCAATCCCCCGGGCCGTAAAGCGGGCTACCTTCTCGCAATCCTCCTGCCAGGACGTATCGTTGCCGAATAGATCAAACGCCTCACCCTCCCGGGACTTCTCCGCAGCCACCCGGTCAGCCTCCTTCACATAGGCTGCCACGTAATCCCACGACTTCCCCTTCTCGCGCAACTGCATGGCAAGCATCTGCCCCGCCTCCATTCCGGACAAGTGGCATACCTTCCATGCTTCGTTATCCGTAATCACCCCGTTTTTCAGGCGGGTAAACACTTCATCTCCGGCGAGGGTGGCAATATCCCAGCCCATCACATTGGCCGACCCGGGGCGCAAATACCCCTGCGCCTCCATCTCCTCCCGGCTCATTCCGGAATTCCTGACAAAAAAGGCCACTTCCAGCGCGGACGCCTGGCCGTCCAGCATATTCTGGCCGACGTCGTGCATCTTTGCCCAGGTGGCGTCATGCGTCTCATCTTCCTGATACACATAGGCCGGAATAAACTCCACCCCGTCGCGTGCGGCCAGATCAAACCGGTGCCGTCCGGTAATCACATGCAGGGCTCCATCCCTGCGCCGCCAGACGGAAATGGGCTGGGCATCTTCCCGGAACCGTCCCTGGAGTTCGCGCCCCTTCACGGCTCCGCGTTCATTATGATCTCCCTGCTTGAACTGTTCCACGTCCGGAGCCAGGGCCAGGGAATCCACCCGCACCTGGGCAAACACGCAATCCGGCGCCACCCGCACAAACGCATGGTCGCGGAACCCAGCGCCAGCCTCTTCATCGTGTTCGGCCTCTTCTCCCACCCCTTCTAGGGCGCCTCCGGCATCCTCCACCAGTGGAGCGGGGGATGCTGGATTCCCGGTAATGCCAGTCACGGGATCCGTTCCCGCCTCCTCTTCCGCGGTATCTTCCACATCCTCCGCGGCATCCATCTGCGCCATGGACTCTTCCAGCGCCTCCAGCTCACCCAGCGTCATCGTGAAATCCCCCGGAGCCCTGCGGGAAGCAAGGTCCGCGTGCACCATCTCCACATCCAGCCCCTGCGCGGCATCCATCCGCGCCTGGCGGAAAACGCTCTCCGTACTCACGCCCACAGCTTTTAGAGCGTCTGCCAAACCTCCATGTTCTTCCATGAACTTCTTTCCCTCGTCTGTAGCTGCAAACTCATTCCATTGTTCTCCAACGCGCATGATGCGGGCGGAATCCTCCAGATTTTTCAGAGCGAACTCTGCGGTGTCCTTCACCCACTGGGGCACGGGCAGGTTCTCAATATCCGCCAGAGAGGAAGACAGGGACAGGCTGGAAAAACTCTCCACCACGTCCGAGGCATCATGCGCAGGACCTTCATACGTCCCCAGACTCACGCCATACCTTCCCAGCACGGCGTCCGCCGCCTGCAAATGCTCCCACAAATCCTGCCAGTCCTTCCCGGTCAGGTTCATGTAATGGACCAGGGCGGACTCCTGCACATCCTCCATCACGTTGGCTGTCCGGGCATGGCCTCCGGCGTAAAGCAGCAGGGAACTTCCCGGGTCGGCCGCCATCGTGAACCGGTGGGCGGCGCTGGCCGCCGTCGTGCCGCTCCTGATCTCCTCGGACCTTTCCCTCGTTATCTCACCGGAACGCACCCCCTGCTCAAGACGCCTCTCAAAAGCCGCCGCCAAATCGGCAATAGAACCAAGCTGTACTTTCCCCATCACTTCGGCATCCGTCCTGCTTCTGGCCTCCTGGAGGGACACGCCCTCTTCCCGGACAATCGCGTCAATCCGTGCTTGGGCACGGGCGGCTACATCCATGAACCCGGGAACGGTCATCCCTCCGGTTTCGGCCGCCGCTCTTCGGTACTCCGCAGGCGCTTCCTCGGAAAGCATATCCAGCGTCTCAATAAAATCCATCTTCCCGGCTTCTGAAACGACGGCATTCCCAAGCACGGCATCCTGCATCATGCGAACCCCATTCAGATAGGCTCCTTGCAGCACTACTTGAACAAGAGCATCCGTCTGCTCCTCGCTCATCTCCACGGTCCTGTCTTCCTCCATCTCCACGCCGTTCACTACAGCGCCCTCCCGCAAGCTCACTTCGTACCTGTCCGTTCCCTCCAGCTTGCGGATGCGGCCAATGTGGGCCTTCTCCAGCACCTTGTCCAGAGCGCCGGACATCTGGTACAGCCGGGCCTCCTGCCGGTCCGCCAGCTCGGCGCCGGCCTTCTGCGCCCGTTCGGCGGCTCCTTCGGGATCCTTCAAAATATCAGTCTCGAAATAACGTTGGGCCAGAGCCGCCTTGTGCTCCACGGTGGAAAAAGACGCCATCTCTTCGGCGTGCTTCTTCGTGTACCCGGCCAGCTGGGCCTGCTGGGCATCCGTCACGAACGCCGCCACCTCCTGCTTCATCCTCGGAGCGTGGCCGGCGGCCATGGCCGCCACAAACAACGCGCACCCGCCGGACTGCTCCACATCCCCCATTGCCTGAAGCACGGGCCCCACCACCTCGAAATCCTTCGGCTTCACCTCCATTCCCGTCATCCCGGACAACTTCCGGGCCGTCCACTCGAACACCTCTCCAGCCAGGGGTTCCGCTCCCATTTCTTCCACGTAGGCAAATGCCGGGGCAGAAAGCATCTTGCCGGTTCTCGTCCCGGCAAAAAACGTGCGCCCCGGTACCTTCGCGGCCAGTCTTGCAAGAGTGCCGGTGCCCGTCTTGGTCAGCAGCTTGTTGATGGCGCCCATGCGCCCAAACACGGAAAACACCCCGAACCCTTTTTCTTCCACCGTATTCCGCAGTCCGTTAATAGTCACATCCACCAGGGAATCCCCGTTGCGGGCGGCGGTATTCCCGGCATGCCCCATATCTCCGGCCATGGCCAGGGCCCAGCCTCCGGGAGCCATATAGGAAAGGCTCTGCCCGGTAATATTCCCGGATCCATTGATCGCCTTGACATACCAGGACGCATCGGGACTCGTGCCTCGCATCCGCTGGCCGAACTCGTGCATGATGTCCTGCATCGTATTCAGCGCCCCGCGTCTTTGCTCGTAACGGTCGTAGAGCTGCCTTTGCCCATCAAACGTCCCCTTCATGCCCAGTGCGGATGCCACGGTGTTGGAATACAGGTTCTCCATGCCTTCCATGCCCGGCGCATCACGCACGGCTTGGACCGTTTTGATGCCCAGGCTTTCCACGCCGCGTACTGTATCGGCAAAGCTCCCGTACAAATTGCGCCAGAAAGAAGTGGAGTCTGTTTGGCTCTCCTGAACCTTCCGGTCAACCGCGGTCATCAGCAGCCTCAACGCCTGCTGGTCCAGCACCTCATTTCCGTTGACATTCACCGTCAGCAGATCGGCCATGTCCAGAGCGTCGGAACGCCAGACATCCTCAAACCCGCGCCTCTCGACAAAAGCATACGCCCGCCGCGCCCGCATGATGGAATCGGCAGCCTCCTGCGGCCTCTCGGCATACTTCAACAAATCAGCAGGACACGCATCCCAGTTGCCTTCCTTCCCGGCTACGCAATCCACCATCCGGCGGGAAATTTCTTCCTGTTCCTGCTGGACTCTTTTCACCCGTTCCTTGTAGGCGGCATCCTCCACGCGTGTTCTCTCGGAAAAATCCTGCCACACAGCGCGGTGGGCACCCCCCATATCCTTGAACCGCGGCGCTTCCTTGCCTTGCCGGGCCCAATACAAATACGGGTCGGCGGCTTGGTCCAGACCAAACAGCGAAACGCACACATCCAGCCCCAGGCATGCTTCTTCGTCCGGCGTGGCCGGGGCTTGGTAGCCTTCCGCCTTCACCAGCCTTTTGGATTCGTCATCGGCGTCATCCCCCAGGGCCAATGCTGAAAATACCTTCAGGCGGCTTTCATCGGGCCTGAACTCCGGAAGCTTCCGAGAACTCGGCGCCTGTCCCCAATCCTGCAAGGAAGGGGAAGCGGTATTCTCCTGTAAATGGTCAAGGGAATCGGGAAGCAGGTTGGAATGCTTCGCATCCTGCGCCAGTGGGAAAAAGTCTGTTTCAAACATAGTAATTAGTTAAGCTTTAAGTTGGAAATAATATTCGGAAACTCCCTTCACCCAGTGGGAATTCAGTCCTCTGGGGTCATTGGACGCTCCGGGCGGGGCGTACTTCTTGCCGATGGCGGCAATCGTCGTCAGCCCCTGGCCCAGATAATTGCGGGCGAGCTGCCGGGCCATGTAGTCAATACCGGCCTCGACCGTCTCAAATGACCGCGGACCTCCACCGTTCGGACTCACGCCCATGGCGTTTTTCTTATTCCGGAAAGCGGAGCTGGTTCCGTTGCCCGTTTCATGGATGGCAATAGCCATCAGCAAATCAGGGTCCACGCCGTACTTCTCCCCGGCCCGCCGGAAGGCGGACTCGTACTGCTGAAGAGCCGGGGAAAGAACCTGGGCGGCCTTCTGCGGGGAGGAAACGGGCTGGTTCAGCACATCGGCCGCCCCCTGCTGCGGAGCATAAAGACTCTCCTGGTCCTCGTGAAGCTGTCGGGCATACGCGGTGGCATCCTCCGGAGAATCGAACACGCCCAGGTGTTTACCCGTCTTCTTGAACTGCTTCACGGCATCGTCTTCGGAAAGAACCTTGCCGTCCTCGGAAACGGTAGGAATCAGGTACTCCTTCCCGTCCATCTCCACGGAAATGGAACGCACTGTGCTGATGGAGCCGTCGGCATGGCGGACGACGGGGCGGGCGCTCAAATCAATATTGCCGGGCTCGATCATGCCGGGCACCTCTTCGGGGGCGAAACGGACGGTCGCATTCCCCTTGTCTCCTGCGAGCATGATCAGGCGGTTGCCGTACTCGTCGCCGGAAAGCTCAATTCCCCTGTTGGGGCCTTCGTAAAACCCTACCACCGGAACCTCATTATAGGCTTTGGACTGGTCCATGGTGGCTTTCAGGCAGGGGCGGCTTCCATACTTCTGGACAAGCTTCTGGTACATCTCCCTGGGCACATAGGCCCCGGCGCGCCTGCCAGCCACAAAGGACATGGGCACGGCCAGGGGAGCGCTGTCTTTCCCGACCTCCACCTGCGGCGTGTAGGGAACCTGATTCTCCTGGTAGTCCTTCCACTCCTTGTTCTTCCGGTCGATGAAATCCTGCCCTGAATCCGGTTCCCTCTCTCTGGTATCTCCTACCTGTGCTTCGCTGTCGAAAGCGCGTGAAATCTCCCTGGACTTATCTACGATACTCAAATTCTTCTGCTGATCGTATTCGTTCAGATCCTTGGCCTTCTCGGCGGCAAGCAGGAAAATCTGCATCCGGTCATCATGAATGCTCGCTTCAGGATTCCGTTCTCGCCAATATGCCATCTGGACGCGGACATGTTCCTCAATCTGGCTTTCCACCAAATTTCTGGCAGCCTCCTTCTCCTGAATCTTCTTTCGGTCGCCTTTCTTGTACGCATCCTCAACAGATGCGGACCTGTTCGGGATATACGCCCCGTCCGGAATATGGCGCAGCACCAGCCCGATGTCATTCCTGCGGGCTCCCTTGGCGGCATCCAGCCGGGAATCCAGCTTATCCATCACCACGGCGCGGATGTATTCCTCATTTCCATCATAAGCGCCAAGCTTGGACCACTTCTGTATGGTTCGGGTGGCAATCTGTCTTGCCTCATCCCGGTCCTTGGGGACAGGCAGTTTATCCAGCTCCATGCTGAAAGCTCCCCGTATCTCCACCTTGTCCTGTTCCGTGATCCGGCCTCCGTTCTTTTGAGCATTGCGGGCCCACTTCCACATCTGTTCGGTGGCTCCGTTGGGAAGCTGTTTTTTCAGGGCGTCAATATTCTTCTCCTGAATATTGCGGCGGTCCTCTGCGGTTAGAGGGGCGGGTGTAGCTATATCGGCCAGCCGGCGGCGTATCTCGCGTTTGGCCCGGTCCAGGTCAAGAGGATTCAGGTCATTGTAGAGCCCCTTGTTGACGGAAGACGCTGCATGAACAGGGTCGGCGGCAACGCTGGAAAACAAGGCCGTCTTTAAATTCTCCTGTTGCTTTTCATATCTGACCTTGCTCCCTTTAACACGCAGAAGTTCTGCTTTTTCAGGGGAAATGGTGTTGGAGTGCTCTGCATTTGAAATGGAAGACTCATACCCACCCCAATCTTCCTTCTCTTCGGCCAGCTTCAAATTGGTATCAAAAGCCTGCCTGGCAACACTCAACTGGTGCTTGGCAGCCAGCCCCCAATAGCGTTCCGGCAGACTCGCCTTCACGGACTCCATCATACCCCGTGCCTTGATGGCGCTCTCCGGGTTGAAAAACGTCCCGCCCAAATTCTCAATCCGCTGTCCGAACTTGTAAGCCAGATCATCCAGACGTCCCTTGATAATGGAGCCATCCTTGTCAAAAACACTATCCTTGGTCCCTGGAGCGTAGGAAAGCAACTTGGAAAACTCGGCGTCGGACTCGTCCCGTATGCGGCGTAGCTCTACCTCCTGCCGTTGCATCTCTCCGAAATCGGAAATCCTGGAAAACGCCTCGGCGCTTCCCTGCAAGCCCTGTTCGGCCTTGTGGATGGAGGCGCCCAGCATTTGACCCTGGTCCCCGTTGGCGGCATTAGCCGCAGTTCCGGGGTTCGCTTTGGCCGCCTGCAGGGACGGCCCTCCGTATAAAGGAATCTCTTTCATCGTTTCGTGTTATTGGTAAGTTGATCAATGGGAAAAACATGCACCTTCGGGCCGCGCAAAAAACGCTGCCAGGCCACATGCGTGAACCCTCTCCCGGCAAACTGCCGAGCCAGGCGGGCCAGTTCCCGCGGCTTCCCGGCGGCCCACCATACAAACAGGCACCCTTCCGGAAGTGGAGGAACCTCTTCGGGAGGGAAACTCAACTCTTCCAGCTGGTCGGCAGGCAGGGCCAGGCACACTTCATCCGGGGAAACAAACGCCAGCCCCAGGGAAGCGCAATCTTTCACATCCGTCCACAAATCCCGGCCCACCTCCGCATAAGCGGTCACGGTCGCATCAAAAGCATTCATAATCCCATGCTCCGGTAAGGATTCCACTTCTGTGTATAGTTATAAAAACTGAAATCACTCTTGGCCGGACTCGCCGCCCAGGCCCCTAGCTCCATCATGCCCAGGCGCGGGTCTGCCGTGGAACCGGGAAACACGCTGCCGGCCAGCCCTCCCAGGTTAAACCCGGCAAAAGCTCCCTGCGCGGCTGTCGTGGAACCGAACGCTCCCATCCCGGCGCCAATGCCTCCGGCCAGCGCGCCCAACCCCTGAATCCCCGTGGAAACCAGGGCTCCATTCGCCGCGGACCTGTAAGCCGCCGCCTGGTTCTGCGCACTCACCAACGTGGCGTCTCCCTCCCAGCGCTGCATGGCCGCCTCATGGCGCTTGTTCTGGTCATTGATAGCCGCCCCCAGGGACATATCGGAAATCTGTTTTTCCAAAATCTCTGCGGTCGTAAGCTCCGCCTGCAGTCCGCTTCCCTCCGTCGTCAGGCCGGACGCCCCGCGGGCGGCGCGCACCGAAGCAGTGGCGGCCGTCTGGTTGCGCCTGGCCGTAGCCATATTCTCGGCAGTGAGACGCAGAGCGGAAGCGGACTCGGCTTCCGTATTGGCTGCGTTCACGTAAGCGGCATCCCTCGCCGCACGTCCCTGCGCCAGGGCGCTCTTCGCGTTGCCCTTATTCGTCGCGTATGAACCAATGCTTCCCATAACCCTATAAAATGGAACGGTTTAAAATATCCATCAACGGATGCTGGTCATTGCTTCCCCGCTGGCTCACGTCGTGGTGGAGGGCGTCGGCAATGTAGCGCCTGTACAAATCCAGGAACACGCCCACATTCTGCGGCTTGCCCGTCACCGTCGTAGCCATCTTGGCGGCCAGCAGGCACTTCACGGCCTCCACAAACATTGGCGCATTGTCCGGCAGCGTCTCCGCCAGGGCCAAATCATTGGACAAATACCACACATAGAGGAGAGAATGGCTCTCCTCGCAAATTACCGTGCGGCCGGACATGCGCCAATGCCTGGCATCCACCTTCAACAGCTTCAGGCAATCCTCCGGCACTGTAAACCGTCCATCTTTCTCCGGGCATTCCAATACGGTTTCCTTCGTGGCAAACGACCACGGCCCGTAAGACACCGCCTCCAGCATCACGGAGGGAAACCACAAATCGCACGTTCTGGCCGCAGGAGAATCAAGCACATACTCCTGTTCCCCCAGCAGGGAAAGGCACTGTGAAAAAAACGTCAGCTTGTCCATCCCTCAAAAATCGCATGAGGGCGCACTTCGTTCAAGTTGCCGAGTGTCACTACTTTTTGCCGGAGGTGATTTACAGGCATCTCATGCGCGCGTCATACACCCGAGTAGAATAGTTGACAAAAACTAATTGGTATGTATAAATAAATGTGCGTCCGGGAAGAGTCGGTTCGACTCGCCGCCTGCTTAGGCAGGCCACCCTGGTCGCTTTTTTTTTGTAAAATTACAGTCCTTAAAAAATCTCTCAGAACAATGTTCCTCTTTTACGTTGATGAATCCGGAACACCGGAAATACCGGGAGTTTCCGATCATTTTGTATTGGCTGCCATCGGCATTCCGGTGGATAAATGGACAAAATGTGATAAGCAAATCAATCAACTAAAGACCAGTTACAGCCTTTCGGAAGCTGAGATCCATGTCGGGTGGATGGTTCGCCACTACCAGGAGCAGGAGGAAATAGCGGATTTTGAGAAAATGACACCGGCAGAAAGAAGAGAAGCTGTCACAGTTATGCGTGAAAAAATCATTCAAAAACGCAAATCTGAAGGAAAGGACTACAAGCAATATAAAAAGAACTATTCTCAAACGGAATCCTATATACACCTTACTTACTATGAGCGACAGAGGTTTCTTCAGGAATTATCCTGCATGGTTGGGAAATGGTCGTCTGCCAGAATATTTGCTGAAATAATTGATAAAAACGAATACACTCCGAGAAAGCCCGCCCTGACTCCTAAAACACAGTCATTTGAGCAAATAGTTATTCGTATAGAAAAATACCTGAAAAGCATCTCAAACAGGGACGACGGAAGGGGTAAACGTCGTGGACTCATTATCCATGACAACAACCCAAGTGTGGCTCAGCAACACACGAAAAACATGAATTCCTACCATAAAAAAGGAACCTTCCTGGCAGGAGTTCATCATATCATAGAAACACCTCTCTTTGTCGACAGCACCCTGACAGGTATGGTGCAAATCGCTGACTTGTGTGCTTATGCGTTAAAACGATACGCAGAAACTGGAGAAGACGCTCTTCTAAAGCCTTTATTATCCAGAATAGATCGTGTTGGTTCGGATTTGGTTGGAGTAAGGCACTACACGAGCAGAAAATACTGTAAATGCTTCTTTTGTAAACCAGAGCGATTGCCTAAAAGCGTATTTCGAACCAGAAAGAAGTAACCCTTCTCTCAATAAAGCATTCCCCTCAGAGCATCAGGGCGTTTATGCGGCCTCCTCACCTTCTCCGCCACCCCGGCATGTCCGGAAACCATCCCGTGGCTCACCGCTTCGGCAAACGTCCTGGCTGCATCCGCGCCGTGGGAGCAGGCGTCATGCAACGGCATCTCCCTCACGCACCCGTTGGAACCCGGCGGCAGGCTGCGGTAATACTCCAGGGAACCTATCCCGGAAGGATACTTCTGCCCGTCGATCTCCGGGCGCCGGCTGCACCGCTCGTGGAACGTGCAGTAGCGCAGCATATTGCGCAGGGCGTTAATCCCGGTCCATATATCGGACGTACGCGGCACGATTGCCGTGCGGAACCCCGCCTTCTGCAGCACGGCATCAAAGGAAGTCTTGGAATAATCCCGCCTGGACGCATCATGGGGAAGCAGGTGCAGGGTAATGGGGCCGTACTCCTTCTCCCTCATCCGTATCTGCCCCACGTAATAATCAATCGCCTGGTTATTCCCGGCAATGTAATCCAGCACGTAATACTTCCCGCCAATCACCTGCCAGAGCCAAATAGCCATGAAATCGCTCAATCCCAAATCCCAGGAAGCATAAATCGGGGCCACATCATCCGCTTCAAACTCGGCGGCTACCCTCCCCTCGGCCCGGAGGGTGGAAATCCACCTGCCGTAAATGGCGCCCTCCACGGAAGTCTGAAGGGCTTCTTCCGGAACCGTCGGAAACTCCTGCTTCACCTCCGGCCCGTTGGCCCTGTACTGGGTGGCATACCAAGCCTTCTGCCCCTCGGTCAACTCAATGCCGTAGCGCTTCTTTAAATCGGCAAAATACTCCCTCAAAAAATCGTCCAGCCTCGGCTCCACCCCGTCCAGGGAATACTCCCGATGCTGGAGCCAGGAGAAAAAGAAAAACCTGAAATCCAGGCTGGAAAGAGGCTTGCCCACCACCTCCATGGCCTGTTCCATCAACTGGTAGGCCAGTCCAGCCTTGCCACCCTCGTGGGTGGACTCCATCACCACCACGCTATTCTTCCCGACGGCATTCAAAGCCCCTGTCCGAATCTTCTTCGCCCGGGCCGGATCGTGCAGGGCCGTATAGGAAAACTCGGAAATGTGAAGGAACTGGAGGGTGGAACCGCGCAGGTTCGTACCCACATCCACGGAGCCGTTCGTAGACCAGGCCATGCGCTGGGTCCGGCTCTCCACCAGCGGGCAGCTCTCCTTGATCTTCTTTCCCAAGGCAGCCAATGCCCGGTCTTCCATCGTCGGATTATCCGGCAAATAATCCAGATGCTCATACGCGAAAGCGATCTTGCGCAGCTTTGCCTGTCCATCCGGAAGCGTCTTGTCGATAATCCCGCAATGCTGGTTCTTTCCGAACAGGCAAAGGTCCAGCATGTAAATGGCGCAAAACGTGGAAATCCCCAGCTGGCGCACCTTCAGGATAGTATTGCGATACCAGAGGTTATTGAAAAGCTCCTCCTGGGCCCAGTTCGGGCGGAAGCGCACCATCTGCCCGTCCTTGTCCTCAATCCAGTAAAGATGATTCAGCCTCCACCACCGGTCGGCCAGCAGCTCCTTCCAGTCAGGTCTTGTCTCAACAGGCTCTGTCATTGCGTATCAATAGCTAAAAACTCAAGGGGGCGGTCCCCGGAAACCCGGATGCCAAACTGCACGCCGCGCCGCCACAGGGAAGCGGGGAGCAATTCATGCCATCCGCGTTCCATCGTCCTGGTCTTTCCCAGCCGATCCCAGGTGGAGCCGTCATTGGAAACCTCAATTCCCGCCGGCGCCGTGTCGGAAGCAAAAAATACGCGCACGGCTGCAGCCTGCCTGTCCTTGCCCATGGACTCCACTACATCCAGCGCGTTCGTCACCACGGTAGAAGTGTAATCCCAGCTCCCTGCATCCACGAACGGGCCGTCCGGGTCAAACACCTCAATAAACCGGCCGTCCTCGCGTTCCGCAATGACGAACAGCAAATCCTCCCCGGTCCCGTTGGGCAGCACCACGGCGTTGGACATCCTGCCTTCGGTCCTGTGCCGGTGCCAGGCATGAACCTGATGCATGGAATTGTAGGTCATCAAGGCCATCGTGCCGTCCGCCAGAGTCATCACGGCACGCGGATGGGGCTTTCTCATGAAATCTCCGGAAGTAACGCCGCCGCCCTGGGCCAGCACATGATCGGCAAACACGGTCAGGTCACGGGAAACGTACCCGTCGGACTCGTAATCGTACCCGTACTGGTACACGCGGCCACCACCGCGCTCAATATACAGCACCTTGTCAGTCGCCATCATGGCCGGAACGTCGGAGGATCCCACAAAGCCGTGGTTGTCCGCCCGCGCGTTGGTGGCAGTCATCACGCCCTGACCACCGGAAACAGCCCACTCGGCATCCGCTGTTCCCAGCAACAGGCGGCTGGACTGGGCCATCAGCCAGCAAATCCGGTTCTGCGTCGTCGTGGAAAGCGTGAGAGCCAAGGCGCTGTCATCCTGTTTGCCCACCTCGAAATTGTTAAGGTCATCGGTCTTGCTCAACCACACCGTCTGCGGCTGGGCCTGTGTGGCAGCCAGGACAAGGCGCTGTTGGAATACATCCACCAGAGAAGGGAACCCGTAGACGTCCCGGAACGCGGCAAAACTCCACATCAGGGACTCCCCGGATGGGGGGACGCCCTCCGGAATCGTGGACACATTGTCCCACAAGGAATACTCCGCGGAGGCCGTCAAGTCCGTTACCTCTCCCTCCAAGTGTCCTACACAAGCAGGAATCGCTGCGGAAGCCGCCGGCCACTGGATGACGCTGGAAAACGCATTGACAAAGGGGAGGTAAACCAGGTAAAAGCCATCCTCCGGAACCGTCCAGGAACCGGCAAGGGTCGTGTGCGTGGAAATGCTGTGAGAACCGCTGTTGGGGGTCCAACTTAAATACTTACCGACCATGGCGGCCTGCTCGTTGCGCTGGCCGGCGTACATCCAGATGTACCCTTTCAATTTGACGACCGTCCCTGCCGGCAAGAACCGGGTCACCCATCGGGAGCCGGTCTGCTGGTTGGCTCCGATGGAAAAATTCTCGGCGGCCACATCCCACTCGACACGGACAGTCTGCCCTTTGACCAGATCGTCCGTTGTCAGCCCTTTGGGCTTGATGACCAGGTTATCTCCATCCACGAGGACAGAACCTTGGAACGTCCAGCGGCCCTGATCCATCACCAGCGCCTTGATGGAGGGCACCCCGGACTTGGAAAAATGAGCCTTGGCGGTAGGCTCCAGGGGCAGAGAAAAGCGCAGCACGTCGCAGGTGGACACGGAAGCCGGAGCGGGCGCATCCTCCTGGACCTCCGGCTTGACGACGCCGGAAGCCACGCCGGAAAGCTCGGCCTGGCACTCGGCAGCCTCCAGGGTGCTCCCATTATTGAGGGTGATCCGAAATGTATAAAACCCGCTGGAAGGCGTGGTATAAACATCTGTCTTGCTCTCCCATAGCGTTGTGTACTGCACATCCGCAGCGGAATAAGCCGTCAGCTTGACCACCGCGCCGCGTCCCCTGTTGTAGATGTCCGCCCCCAGGTTCACGTCAAATTTTGCTCCTGCAGGAAGGTAAACCGTCCGCATCCCGCGGGCGTCCAGGGCAATGCGCCCGGTCTTGCGTGGCTCCGTCCACCCAAAGCGGACCGTCTGCCCGTCGGCGAGATCATCCGCAGGAATCCCCCTGGGCGTCACATCAATGCCGGCCTTGCCAAGCGTCAGCACGGCGGAAGCTCCCGTCATCTCCACATCATCCACCCACACGCGGCTTGCCTTGATGGAGGATGCCGTACTTGTCAGGTAATGCCGCAGCGTCGGAGTTGCCGGAATCGTGAACCGCTGCACGGTGGCCGGACGGGCGCCGGAACGCAGCTGCAGCACCACGTCCTTGCGGTAGGCGTCCACCACCAGCTTATTGCCGCAGGCGTCAGCGGGGAACCCCTGGCTGGGGTCGGAAGCGTTGGAAAGCTGGGACTCATAGAGCATCAGGCGCAGGTAGCATTCTTCGCCCGCCTCGTCCCCGGTAATCTGTAAATTGGATGCCGCTCCAATCCTGGAAGTGGAGGAACCGAGCAGCTGCCAGTCCTCTTCCGGATAGCGGCGCTCTATAGCGTAGGTTCCGTACCATTCTTTATTGCACCAGAACTTCCACGTGCCCTTGCAGGTAATCGTGTTGGAATGGCAAATGACACCCTTGTGGAAATGGTCCGGGTAATCCGCCGGAGAGGTGAGGCCGTCCACGTAGTGGGTTGCCCCGTTGAAATCCTTGTCGCATGTCCACCAGGACCAGTAACTCCCCTCATTCACGCACAGCTTCTTGCCGGCGGTGAAGGCACTGGCCGTGGTAAAAGCCTTGGCAATCACCCAGCCCTGGCGGATGACCGCCCCTGTACTGTACCCGGTCTGCTGGGGCACCGTCACCTGGATGCGCATCACGTCCCCTTCGTTGGTGACGGCATCGGGATCCTCGGAATGATCACCGAAAGAAATCCTGTAGCATCCGTCATCCAGCGTCAGCCGAACCGGGAAATCCCGGTACTCCTCATACCGCCAGGGGCGGGCCTTAAACTCATAGGGAGCCAGGGAAAACGTGCCGTCGTCATCCCGCTTGAGAACCATGAGCTCGTGTGAGGGACAAGCCAGAAACAGCATGCTGTTGACCTGCTTGTGCCGCAGAGATGCAATGTCGGCCGCCGTCCAAACGGAAGGAAGGGAAGCCACCACATCGCCATCGACGGACAAGACGCGGAGCAGGGCTGGACTTACCTCGACAAGATAACGATCACTGGCGGAATACACGTAGGACACCATCATGGACCCTTCCAGCGCGGCCATCACCCTCTTCATGCCGTGCCGGCGGGAAACTCCACCCGTTTGGGAGACATCCACATTCTCCAATACCGACGCCCCCCGATGATATACATCCAAATCCGGACGCGCGGCAATCCCAGGCGAAACCTCGCCCCCGTTGAAGGAAATCCTCTTCATTTGCCTTCCAATATAAATGGAGGGTGAAAGCTGGCGCAAGTTGCCGAGTGTCACTACTTTTTGCCGGGGAGAGCGAAAAAGGGCCGCCCCCTTGCAGGGACGGCCCTATGGACAAACCAACGAGGAAGAATTACTGAATGCCGTAGGCAATGGCAAAGACAAGCTTCTTGCCGGCGGTTACTGCCGGCGTGCCGCCCACCTTCGCATAAAGCATCGTCGTGGAATCCATCGGCTTGCCGGAAACCGCCAGGGAACCCTTCGTCAGCTGGTAGGTTCCGGCCGCGGTTACGGTCAGGGAGGCGGAATAAGCATCCGCCATGTCCTGCGTGCCTACGGTCAGCTGCAGCGTCCCCACACCTTCGGAAATAATGTGGGAAAGCTGGGGGAGCACGCGGGCGCCGCAGGGAACATTGCAGATGGCGATCAGGTCATCGGCCGCCACGGATGCGGGCATCGTGAATTCCGCCGTAGCCACATGGACCCCGGCTCTGGTATGGATGGCCGCAAGCTGCGGAACTGTTGGCAGACCGATGCGGTCCGCCAGGGCGAGCTGTTTTTCAGCAATGGTTGTTTGATACGTTGCCATGATGATTTAATGTAGGATTGAATGTTTTAAACAAGGGGCTTGCACTTGATCTGCAGGAAGGCTTCTTCGCGCATGCGAGTGGACCCCATGATGGTCTTGAGGCCGATCTGAATGGTATCTTCCTTGTCGGTTCGCTTCTCCACCGTCACCTTGTTCTGCTTCCAGGAGCCGAAATACAGGGAATTCTTCATCCACATGGGGCAGATGATGTTTCCTTCCTCGTCAATCGGCAGATTGGGAGCGATGACGAACTGAATGCCCATGATGGGGTCCAGGGTGCCGTTCGTTTTACGCAGGGATGCAAAGCCGAAATCGGTCTTCTGCAGGCGCTCGTCATTGATCAGGGCTTCACGCATGCGGGGAGTGATGGCGCAGCACACCTGGTCGCCATAGGCGTTGGAAGCGTCGTCGAGGATACCGTTCTCCTGCAGGAGCGTAATGCCCCGGTTGAGCTTTTCAATCGTCATCGGGCATTCCTTGGCCGTGCTTCCGGTGTGGTTGACAGGCACGACATTTTCAGCCAGCAGTTCCAGCTTGTCCATGCCGTCGTTGCCGGCAAACGCCGTTCCGAAAATGCCGCCCTTGGAGGGAACGTAAAGGCCGCCCTGCTTTTTCAGGCCGAACAGTACGTCGTCCATCTTGCGGGCCGCGGCATACTTGAGGGCATTGATGGTTTGGGTGACGGGGGCATCCAGACCATGCAGGAAAATATCGTCGTCTTCATCGTAGCCCAGGTGCTTGGAGAAGCTCACCGGAAGCATCCGACGCTTGAAGTAGTCAAGTTCATCCAGAACAATGTCCTGCATGCGCCCCTGCTTCTCGTCCAATTCCGTGGTGCCCACGAAGCTGAACTCCTGAAGCTTGCCCGTTAGACCGGACTTGATAACGCAGAAGCGTTCCAGGCGGGAAGTGGCCTGCTGGATTTGCTCCTGCCACTGGTTGTCGTAGGTCTCCTGATAAAGATCGGAGATGGGAAGGGTGTAATTATTTGGCATGTCTCCATCAGGAGGCATGGACAGGACTTTTGCAAGTTGCCGAGTGTCAATTCAGTTGTAGATTTGACAATTCGCGTAAGGGTTATTGAAATCGAAGCATCCCGGCAGGCATCTTTTTTGTCATACAGGCATTACAGAAGTGTTACAGATTGACGTAAATATCTGATTGTAATTTATCACAAACCCATCATCCGCTCCATTTTTAACTTCCTAATTTCAGGAAGTTTTTTGTTTTCAGAGAATAACAATTGCGGGCCGTTCTAATAGTATCCTATTATCCCGAGTAACCGGAATTATCGTCAAAACCGTTACTGCCTGCTGAAACCTGAATGTTACAGTCAATAAAATCAAGGCTGTCTGTTGTATATTTAGAAAATCATTGACGATGAATGTTTTAAGATAGGGTGGAGAAATATCCTGGAGGAAGTTGACGCTTCATGCAGGATGCTATTTTTCTGCAACAGATACAGGATTTTTTTGAAGTGGCAGCAATGATTGCTGTGTATTCGGAAAATGGAGGACACGTTAAACTAGGGGATGGCTGGATCAGATTCCTGTTGTCCCGGCTGGAAAAAAGGGCTCCTGTGGAAACACCATAGAAGCCGCCTAACCGTTGAAGCTGTCAAAATCCGGGAAGACCGCAGGCTTTTCGCGAGTGAGAATGTTTTCGGAGTTACCATCATGGATATGAAGGCAGCAGAGTCGTCATGCCACTTCATTACAAGTAACAATAATAAACAAAACCATGAATACTATTAATATTCTCAATGGAGTCACCCTGGCATCCCAGGAGGAAGTAACCGGACATACCGGGAATACAACGATGCATCTTACGGAAGAAGAGCGTACGGCCTGGAATTCCGCCGCCGCTATTCCTGACTCATCCGGCACTTACACCGGCAACAACACGCACGCAGGCGTGGAAACATTCAACGGGGCTGTCGTTCTGAACGGCCCCGTAACATCGGACGCACTGGAAACCGGGCGCATGCTCGCGAAGGTGACGGCTTGTTCCTGCATACCTCTGATAAGCGCCTTCAACGCGACGGTTAAGCAGAAGGGGCCTATGGGGTTCAATATCTCCAGGCCTGCCGACGGAAGGCCGGTAAAAGTGGGAGGCACCGGAAACCCGTGGGGATGGTGGAGCAAGGACAAGGTTGTCGTACAAATCAATTTTGTTCCGGATGAACGGGCCGTTTTTGAGGTGGGCTCATGCACGTTTGCGGATTTTACCGCTCCTCCGGAAGATCATTATGCCTATGCCCATACCATACGGCAAACAGGCAATGCCGCCGGCATTTATATCAGTCTTCAAATCGACAGTGCTCTGCGCAAATTCCGGGTGAAATATCATTCCAGGCTCTCGAATTCCGCCGTGGCTCCGGGGGTGCTGAGCGTTTATGAATGGGATATGCCGGAGGAATTTTACAATGTTAAAATGGCACGCCTCATTTATGCCTACCGCCACCAGTATCTGGACGTGTATTACGTGACGCCCTCAGGAGAACTGAAGCTTATCGCCGCTACGCCGGCCTCACAGGGTTACGCTATCACTGAAGCTCAATTGCTGTTTCATGGTAACAGTGAAATTTATTCCGCCATAGCGCACGTGGAAGATAACAAGCTGAGGGACTGGCTCGGCAAGCAGCCGCTTCCCTATTCCCGTTCCAAATGGGTTGAGCGCAATTCGAATGCTCCTTTATCCGGTATTGATCTGCCTTCTGCCGGGGGAAGCTCTTCGTTGACGCTGAATTCCGGCGCCGGTTCTGCATGGACGCTGGTTTCAAAGCCCGACTGGCTGGACGCAGGTGCGGAGCATTGGGAGAACGGCGCTGTCGTGACCGTATCAGCCGGAGCTGCGGAAGAAACGCGGAATGGCTCGCTCATCCTTGCGACGGATGGCAACCATGAGGCGGCCGGAGTTAAAGCCTATGAAAAAGTCGTCATCACGCAAACTGTCCAAGCGTGAGGCAGGCGTAAATAACGGTCATGGCCTGCTCTGGACTGATGGACAGTAACGCTTGAAGCGGCTGTCCGAATCAAACGACAGCAGGAACATTGGTTCGCATTCAGACGGGCGGCTTTTAGCCGTCCGTCTTTTTTTGGAGTACGGAAGATGAAGGCTCAAGGCTGCGGTTATTTTTCCGTTTCAGGAAATGCTTCGCCAGGAAGCTCCGGACCGGTTCATCGTAGAATTTCAGGCACAGCCAGGCCAGCAGGATGCTCCCGATGACGACGGCCAGGGCACCGGGGAGGGATTCAGAGAAGGAGAGGTCTCCGTTTTTCACCCACGCATAATACAGATAGATGAACGGGTAATGCACCATGTACAGGGGGTAGGAGATTCTGCCCAGGAACCGGCATATTTTATCCGTATAGGGATCAGTGATTTTTCCGGAAGCGCCAAAGAGGAGGATAAGGGGGAAGAAGACCGCGAAGCACACGGTTTCATAGAGGCTGTTCATCCAGAAAGCGTCTTCTCCTCCCAGGCGGGGCATGGCCAGCAGGATGGCGAGGGAGATGCCGCACAGCCAGAAGGAACCCTTGATGTTGACGGGCTTGAACAGGCGGAACAGAAGCAGCCCGGCGGAGAAGGAGTACAGCAGGCGCAGGGAGCCGCCTGTCCATTCCGTGCCGGTCATGGCGAAGCCGGAGCATATGTCTCCATTGGGCCCCCAGAAGCTGAAGGAAGCCAGGCCGCATCCGGCCAGGATCACCAGCGCCGCCAGGGAGCGCGTGGAGAGTTTCCGGATGAACAGCGCATAGAGAAGGTTGCCGATGTATTCAAAGAATAGCGACCAGCTTGGCCCGTTGAGCGGGTACATCTCTCCCAGTCCCCGGATTTCCAGACCGGGAGGCGACGGAATCAGCAGGACATTGACGAAGGTGGCGACCAGCAGGGAGATGACCGTGACCTGGGACACATCCCATACGGAACAGCCCTGGAAATAAAAGATGAGTGCGCCGATGACCGCCCCGATCGCCACCATGGGCTGCAGGCGTATGAGGCGGCGCTTGATGAATTCCCCGGTCGTCATCGTTTTCCAGCGGTTGTCGTAGGCGTAACCGATGACGAACCCGGACAGCATGAAGAAGAAGTCAACGGCCAGGTAGCCGTGGTTGATGATTTGGTCCACATGGCTGGTGGCGTATGCTTCAAAGATATGGAACCACACGACGACAATGGCGGCCACCCCGCGCAATCCGTCAAGAATGTGGTAGTGATGTTTTTCACTTCCGGGTGGGATGGGAGAGTTCTGTGAGTTCGACAT